TGATAATGGTTGGTGTTCCAATATTCGTGGATAATTCTTGTCCGACAAGATTTGCAAAGATCGTGATATTCTCACCCCATGCAAATGATCCCCAAGTATTTCTTCCCCAACCTGCGTCAACGGTTGCGATAATTTCTTCGGTGCCATCAGCAAATTGCATTTCGATACCCGTGGTTGTAACACCGATACCTTCTGCAATCGAAACCGTTCCTGTTGCTGTATTTGATTGAACTCCTGTTAAAGGATAAATAGATTCAGCTTCACCTAATGCTGTGCCTAAGACAGCTCCTGATGAAACTCCTGTGGGTGTAACGACTGCGTTAGCAGTTATCGTAAGCGTACCTACACTTGTATTCGATTGTTCACCTGTAGGAGATACGGGGATAAACTCTCCCCAATCACCTTCACCCCAGGTGCCTCTACTCCAACCTTGTAGGTCTGCCATGGTAAGGATCTCCTAGGATTAGGAAATCCTTAAAATAGCATTCGTTGCGTCGTTTGTTGGAAACTGAATTGTGAATGTACCGTTTGTGGATGTCTTTACGCCACCAAAATCTAATACTGCAATCGCTGCATTTGTATTCGCTGATGAAGTGTTGTAAATCAAAGCTGCTTGAGCTGAGATTGTTGCACTCGTAAATGATAAATCATCAAAGTCGACAAAAGCTGTTGATGCTGTTGCGTTGGTTTTGGTTAAGCTGACGTTAGCATTTTGTAAAGTGCCACCGCCTGCTGCGTATGTGCCTGAATCACCGACTTCGTTTGAAGCGGAATAGGCTGATGTGTTTGCATCCAAAGTTGCAGCATTTGTATAGAGAGCGAGATTCACAGTATCTGAACTGATATCATGGTCGCCATCTAACAACTGCTGTTTGAATGTTGCACAAACTGCTTGGTTAATTGCCATTTTTAACTACCTCCTGGGTCTACTGATCTTAGAGGGAGTCGTAATACACCATCGGAATACTCGTCCCTACGTTTACGTCCCATCTGCTCTTGAGCATAAAGCTGTAGAGCCTGTTGGAACTTCTGCTCGTATAATTGCATATCTTGTGTATTTTTCAAGTAAGAAAAAGTTTCACCAAGTACGCCATATAATAGAACCTCGGGAGCATTGTTAGATAAGAATGTAGTGGTATTGGTATTGCTTATTCTTTCAGGTGTTTCATCATACCACATTTCAATTGTATAGGCTTGATCGGGAGTAGGAGCTAAAATTAAATTAGTACCATCCCAGTTGGCCCAGTATTTAGGTTGACCATTAGTAGAGCTAGTAGCATCACTTCTAGTTAAAGAATATTCATCAATAAAGGTCGTATCTCTTTGTTCTAGCCAAACTCGTTCATTATCTGATTTGACTAGCTGAATGGCTCGAGCAAAACGAAAACCGCCCTCGGGGCCCGATACATCTAAAAAAGCATTATCAACAGTACAAGTTGTGGTTGCATATCTTCTCTGGTCATCACTATCAACTTCTCTTGCTACTTTATTTTCTACATTCGTAATGAAAACATTAATCACAGAATTCGATAGAACATTACTATCAACTTCCGTGTAGTTTCTTACATTGGTTAATAATTCAGAATAATTCATGATGTGCTCACCGTCACTTTACCAACAGAACTTCTCATTATCAAGTCACCTTTTACAGGTGCTGGTTGCATACCAACACTACTAATTAGACTTTGATTAGGATTTCCAACAGGAACAACAATTGGTTCTTGTCTATCGGGTCTAGCATTTTTCAATGCTTCGGGATCTGCTGCGTGATAAGGGGGATCTAATTGTGGATGTTTAGGTTCAAAACATTCAGGACAAGTAAAGAGTCCATTCCATTCTTTTCGAAGTTCTAAATAAGGATACTGATAACCACATCGATCACAAATGGCTTGTGAATATTTACCCGATGCAAATGCCATAATTAACTATTCCTAAAATAGTTTTGAGGTACAAGGTGCACGGAAGTTCGCTGACCGTCCTCGGTCAATGCTCTTTGTAGTTCATCTTCGTAATACAATTTCATTTCTTGTACTCTTCCGGGATTGTGTTTCTGTGCTAAATAAAAAGATAAACCAGAAACCATACAAGGTAAAAATCTGTAAGGAGCATCAGGTGTATTGGTGTAAGCACCCGCATCTTCAATCCTGGCCACATAATAATAATTGATCTGAGTATCGGTTACACCAGGTGTTTGATACAAACTAATTTCTACATTCGATAAGTTTCTTCTCACATAATATTGAGAAGGTGTTCCTGTTGAACTTTTATTCGGTATCGCTTGATACTCGGATCTTGAAATTTTATTTAAGGTAGTATCGGTACTACCATTTCGAAAGACTGCTTCTAAGACATCACTACAATCGGCCGGAGCAGTGTAAGTGGTAGTATTGGCTACTAGGTTTTGAGTGTGGTTTGTCACCTTCCAAAGATGAACTCCTCGATTACCCCATTCGGATAATAAAAGATTCAAACTTCTTCTTGCGGATTTTAAATCATAACCTGTTCGGACTTGTTTACCAATTCGCTCAAACGACTCCTCGATAACATCATCAATGTTAAGATTAAAATCTGTTGTTCCTGAAGTAGCCATACTAAATTACTTTTTCTTGTTTGCCATACCGCCGCCACGCTTTTTCATCATGCCACCGCCACGCTTTTTAATGACAGACTTCTTCTTAGCCATACCGCCAGATTTAAGTCCCATTGCCATTTCTTTTCTAGGAGACATCATTCCGCCTCCCATTTTTTTAACTGGTTTTTTCATAGGTCACCTCTTTTTAAATATTTGTTCATACGTACGTTGCCTCTCGGCTACTACTTCTTCGTAGTATTCCTTCGGCCATTTCTCATAATAGCCTATCTTATGGAGTTTGCAACTTGCTTCATAGAGTTGTTTAAACTTCTGTATCAGCATCATGGAATACTGTAATTCAGAATGTTCCACGGGTTCTTCGGTAGGATCACAAAGAAAAGCTTCACTATCGGGATCAGCCGGTGTTTCAGGGTGAAAGCCCATAAAATAGACATCTCGTCGATTATAGGTTTTGTTGTAAAAATCTATCTTTTCTTGAAACTGTTCGGGTGTGTATTGTTCAAAGAACGGATCACAATAAATAATAATATCGTGTTGTTTTTTATTCCAAGATTTAATGACATCGGTTAATTGCTTTTCATACTTGGATTTATCCATCCGAACTTCAATTCGTAATTTATTGTCTTTTCTCCACTTCGCTGCGAAGGGACAAGCAGGAAATCCAATATGTTTGTTCATTGGTTCTAAGACCGTCTTAGACCAATTGATGACGTCTTTCTTTATCTCTTCAGCTTTTTTACGTCTAGACAACTTTACGGTATGCTCTCGTTTTTTTTGCAATACGCTTTGGTTGTTTTACAAACTGTTTGCCCTGTTTTGTTCCTTTTCGCTTCGCTCTTGTCGTAGCTGCGTATTCAGCATCTGTTAAACTTTTAATTGCTTTTTCTGGAAGATATCTCTCCCCTGTTTTCGAAGAAGGTTTTCCCGACTTCGTTCGCCATTTTTGTTTTGTCCATGCTTTCAGGCTCCTCTGTGGTTTCTTGAGTGCCATTAGTTTCGATACCCGCCACCTTTTTTCTTATACTCAGAAGCGAGTAATTGAGCTTTACGAGCACTCCATTGTCCTGGCTTACCGCCTTTAGAACCTGATTTAATTTTTTGAAATAATTGTTTTCTCATCGTCGGCTTGGTGTAGTTACCTGCTTTATTGACTGTAGATTTTTTAGGCATTATTTCTTCTTCCTTGTTACTACAATTTTACCGTCTTTTTCCTGTACCTTCATTCCTGCGTCTTCCGTATGCTTTTTTAATTGACGGTACTTTTCTGTTACGGTTAGTCTTTTTGCCATTACGTTTTACTCCTGGTTTGTCTATTTGTTGTCTCATTTGAGCTCGACTGATTGCCATTTAAACACTCCTTACAATTACAAATTGCACACTCACACATGCAACTTTGATTAGCATGACACATACATCCACACTTTTGACATTTATCTACCATTAATCTCTTAATAGTTCTTTAATCTCTTTGATATCTTCTTGAAGAACAGTAATTTGAGCTTTGATAACTGCAATATCTTGTTGCATTTCTGCAACACGATCGGCTTTTACCTCTACTGCTTGAATTCTTTCAGACCACATTCCCCAGGTCATACTTAATGTGCCAACTAACACAATGTATGGGAGGAGTGTTTTTAGGTCTAGTTTCATCTTGTTGCGCTCATATTATTTAAAGGGTTATTTAAAGCTTTATTTAACTCTAATTCTAACTCATTTTTTAAATCTTTTAAATCATTTTGTAATTCACGAGAACTGTCTTTAGCAAACTTTTCAGCATTGTAAGCAATGTCTTCTGTACGCCTAATATCATCTTTTAAATCATTTCTTATTTCAGCCACAAAATCCTTTGTTTCTGCACTATTAGATTCTAAGACAGATATTCTTTTTTCGATATCAGATAAATCAGGAGCCACATAAGATGTAATCATTTCTTTCATATCAAGATAGTCTTTGTAAAACTCAAAAACTGTCCAGCCACCACCAGCCAAGGTACCAAGCAAAGACAATATAATAAGGATTTTACCACCTTTAATTTTAATTCCACCATATTCAATTTCCGCCATATTGACTCTCCACCATTTGATTCATTAATTGATCCTGTGCGTTACTAAATAAAATACCATAAGGATCTTCTATTGTCTGTAATAAATACTGATCCACATTATTGTCAACAATGTATTTAGTTGTATAAGCTTCAAATGCTTTGGTATCAGTTAACTGTGCCATCACTGCTAATTTCACATTATTCAGAGCTACTTGATCTCCAGTACTAGCCACTCTTTCCATAATCTTTTGTGCTATTTGTTCTTTGGTACTTTTACTCTCTTCTTTTTTCTCTTCGGAATCAGTTGTAGAATCTGAACTCTCTTCGTTTTCCTGTTCACTTTCTACCTCTAATTCCACCACCTCGACTTCCATTTCAACATCACCTTCCATCGTAGTAATTTCCATTTGCATTTCACCAGAATCTGTTTCGGATATTTCAAAATCTAAAGTCATGACTTCTCCTAAATCATCTGCTATCTCAATAGAAAAATCAGCCATGATATCTGTTTCTATAGGTGCTACATTAACAGTGTCAAAAACAGGGGGAATATAAACAGAATCAATCTCATAGGTTTCAGAAGTAATGACTGATTGTATTTGTTCAGTGACAATATTTTCTACAATATTAATAACTTCTTGGACTTGAGAATAGACAGCCCACATTTCCATGTTATCAATAACGGGACCATACCAACCTCCCCAATATCCATTATCCAAACCATAGAAAGTAGCAATCGCTTGAGTATCAGAACCTAAAGTATTAGAAGGAACATTTAATGATGTTTGATAGGTTTGCCAAGCATTGCTCACTGCCCATGTGGTTGTCTTCATGTAATCCTCGCCCGTTTGAGGATCAATAACTTTTAAAGTGATAGAAAAGGTATCTGTTAAACCACTAGAACAATGTCCCCCTATTTTATTCGTACAAGCATAAACATCTGCCTGACCATATAAATCAAAACCTTCGTTAATTTCTGTAACGTCTAAGTAATTCGTAATATCTTCTGTATAAGTAACAGATCCCCCTCTGTAGTCTGTATGAATATGTCCAGAATTATTTGTTCCTGTATGATCTAAAACACCACCTGAAATTGTTTCTGTAGCATTGGTAATAAGATTAGAGGTTGTTTCTGTACTAACTATTTCATAGCTAGTTTGTTCGATATATTCTGCTGTTTCTACTTCTTCGATAATTGTTTCTGTATGGGTGTAGGTATAAGTAGTTTCTTCAAAATCTCCTACCAACTCCACAGTACTATCTGAAA